CCGAGGATGCTCCGGTTTCGGAGACCCCGGGTGCTGATGCGCCTATGACGACCGAGGCCATGGCTGGTCTCGAGGAAGTCAAGGCAGATCCCTTGGCTGACGACGCTACTCGGCAGCACGTCCACGAGCGCGCCATGTTCGAGCGGTACGTGAAGGATCAGGGACAGAAGATTCCTGAGAACTTCAAGTCCGCTGGTGAATGGTTCGACTCGCTGAAGGGTGCGCAGGCCGCGTACACTCAGACTCAGCAGGAGATGGCTGATCTGAAGCGTCAGTACGAGATGTCGGGTAACACCAACAACCCCGACTACGTTGAGCCTACCCAATCGGCTCCCGCCGAGGCTGCTCCGGCGGCCCCTGCGGAGCCGACGACGGAAGACATGCTCGATGAGCTGCGCATTCCGGAGCCGGAGAAGGCTCCTGAGGTTCCTGAAGAGGAACCGAAGGCAACCGGAAAGGCAACCGAAGCCGACTACGCTCGCTGGACCTCTGAGGTCAGCCAGACTGGTCAGCTCTCGGCTGAAACCCGTGATGAGATCCGTCGTATGACGGGCTTCACGGAGATGATGATCAATGACTTCCTCATTGCCCAACAGGCCAAGCGCAAGGAAGCCTTCTCGAAGGCGTCCGAGATTGTTGGCGGTGGGGAGAAGCTGTCGAAGGTGCTGCGCTGGGCGAGCACGGCCTATTCTGGAGAGCAGTTGCGAGCTCTTCAGCAAGGTCTGGCTGGTCCCAGCTCAGAGCTGACACTTCGCGGCCTGACTGCGGCCTACGACGCGGCCAACCCTGTGGTGGCCGAGCCGAAGACCAAGGTTCCCGGAGCTGTTACCCCGTCGGGCGCGCGTCCCGGCCAGCTCCCCGGATATAAGTCCATGGCGGAATACCGTATGGACATGTCCAACCCCCGATTCAAGCGTGACGATGCGTTCCGTCGTGCGGTTGAGTCGCGGGCGTCTGTTACTGATTGGCGTACGATCAAGTGATTCGGTGATCTCCTCCATTGTGAGCTAGCTCTCCCGCATCCCTTGGTCCTTGTGGCAGGGATTCACCCTCAGCGTGAGCAATCGACCACCACCCGCACATCAAGATGTATACTGACTTTAGTGTGTTTAGTGTTTCTTTGTAACTTTCATAACTTTCGTTTCTTTGGAGAATAGTAATGTCTATTTCCGCTGCTAACTCTCTCGCCGCTGGCGATCTTTCCTATCGTGCTGGCCTGACTCAGGGCACCTCGATCTCCGCTGGCAACGACGCCGGTAAGCTCTGGCTTCCTATCTGGAGTGGTGAAGTCCTTCACGCCTACGACGAGTACCGTATGTTCGAGCCGATGGTCACCAGCCGCATGATCGACAGCGGTCGCACCATCGAGTTCCCGATGACCGGCACCGTTGCCCTCAAGGAAGCTTGGGCGGCCGGTGAGTACCTCGTCGGTGGCGACAGCTCGGTGACCGAGACCTTCGCGATCTCGCTTGACGCGCGTCCCATGGCTGCGCACTTCGAGCTCGACAACGTCGACCTTATGATCACCCAGTGGGAGTACCGTCAGGAACTCGCGCGTCAGGCTGGTCAGACCCTCGCGAACGCCCGCGACAAGCAGGTCGCCGCGTTCATCACCCACGCCGCGTCGGCTGCCAAGATCGCTCTCGATCCGCGCCCCGTGCAGTTCCCGGCTCCGTTCCAGGATGCCGCTCTCGGTGCCTTCGACCCCGATGCGGCGCTCAAGGTTCTCGAGGCGATCGAGGACTTCTGCGTTGACCTGCAGGAGAACGACGTCCCCGCTGGTGCGTGCTACTGCGCCGTCAGTCCGCGTCTCTTCCAGCAGATCCGTCGTCTCGGCGTTGCTGACAGCGCGGCCTCCGCGCAGAACGCTCAGCCGTTCTTCGGCGGCGTTGCTGCGGCGGGCGGCCTCGGCGAAGGCTTCCGCGCTGGGCTCAACAGCCTCAGCGACAGCCTCGTCTACATGGGTGTGACGATCGTCAAGACGAACCACATGCCCAACGACTGGACCAACGCGACCGGCACCCCGGTTGGCGAGTCCCGCTACAACATCAACGGCAACGCCGCTGGTGTCAAGGCGCTCCTGTGGTGCCCCGACGCCGTGGCTGCGGTCCGCAAGACCGGCCTCGTCGTTGACACCGAGGACGACATCCGTCGCAACACCACCTTCACCGTCGCCTCGATGCTCTCGGGCACCGGCGTCCTGAAGCCCGAGCTTGCGAAGGTCGTCGTTGACGACACCCTCACCCCGTCGGGCGCCGCGCTGACCCGCGCGGAAGTGGCTACCGCCATCGGTGGCGACAACGGCTACGCCGCGAGCTAATGATTACCCTTCGTTAGGTCCTCTCTCCCCTTAGTGGGGTACCATTCGGTAAGGATAAAGACGAAGGGTGGTGATCTAACTCTATCTTGCGTCGTCCGGGGGAAACTCCGGGCGGCGTATTTGCCTACTCCTTCCCCAGTGATGTGAGTCAGGACCCTCTTCAATTGGGGTCCCCGGTCTTCGGGCCGGGGTCCTTATTTCCTCTAACATAAAGGAGGTGCCCAATGGGTGCTATGTCTCGACTTGACGCCGTCAACCAGATTCTTCTGGCGGCTGGTGAGGCCATTGTGGCCGACCTCGCAAACCAATCCGGCGTGGATACGTCCATGGCCGAATACATTCTTGATCAGTATACCGACGATCTTCAGCTTCGTGGGCTGGCGAACAATCAGTACCCCAAGACGCTGCAGGTAGACCCCGTCACCAAGCGGATCTACCTCCCTCAGACCCTGATCTCCCTTGACTTCCACACCGTGCTCTTCACCGATGACGGCGATCAGGTCCGTGTCTCCGTCCAGAACGACGGTGTGCCATACCTGTGGAACGTCACGGAGCAGACGGACATCTGGACCGCGTACGAAGACAACGAACTGAAGTCTCTCCTCACCGTTCGAGTGGAGTGGGAAGACATGGACACGCCTATGCAGCGTGCCGTGGTCGCCTCCGCTGCCCGTCGCTACCAGATGCTGGTGCAGGGTGATGGTGAGATGGACGCATACCTTGCCGCTGACGAGTCGATCTACGGCTACATTGGCAAGTCGCGTGACATCGAGAGCAAGGGCCGAACGATCTTCGGTAACCAGTCCCCGGTTCAGCGCCGTTCCGTGTTCCGACAGAACGCGGCGGTCGTGAATCCCAACTTCCGCTACTGGCGGGGAAGGACTAGCTAATGAATAACCCTCGACGGGGCAAGATGCTCACTACCACGATCCCGATCAACACGCTCTCTGGCGGCGTTGGCCGTCAGGCCCCGCCGAAGCGACTCCCCAAGGAAGCCGAAATCCTCGAGAACGTCCTCTGTACCGTCGAACGCTCCGTTGAGAAGCGTCCCGGCGTGGAGCAGATCCCGTTTCAGGGTGATCCTTCCAACGAGAACTACAACGGCTATGAGCTGCCGATTGCAGTGAGCGATAATGTCCAGTTCTTCTGGCACTCGCTCAGCGACGACGTTCGCTTTCTGATCGGAATCGACCGAGATGCTACGGCATCCGGTGATCTCCTCTACTACGTCTTCTATTTCAACCCAAACACTCAGTCTTTTGAGGATCATACGCCTGCCACGCAGACCGACACGGAGATCGACCCTGATGTCCGCGCCTATCTGACCTACGGCGGCGAGAATGGCCTCAAGTTTGTGGCTCAGGCGCAGAGCCTTCTGTTCCTGAACACTGAAGTCTTCGCTGGCTACACTAGCAAGCCGAAGGCGGTGACCACTGCTGACTACATCTACGACGCTTACACCGGCATCCCGGCGCAGCCTGCTGCCGACACCACGCTCTGGCTCGAGGTTGGCCTTGACGGCCGGTTCATCGGCTCCGGTACCGTTGGTGATCCGTGGACTGAGGACGGGATTGGGCGCGAGGTTGACTACCTGACCGCCTCCGAGGTGGACCCGCAGGGCATCGCGCCCTACTGGAGTCCCTTCGAGAGCTATGCGTCAGGTACTACCGTGCTCTACCTTAACGGATCGCAGACTGGTGCAACCCGTACCACCTCCCTGATCTACTCGGTGAAGTCTTTGACGACCCCGGATGCCGACGTCGACGACGTTGTTAACTGGAAGGACGTCACTGACCGCACCGCCGCGCGTATTAGCGTGAAGGATTGGAAGTATCCGGACCCCTCGAAGCCCTATCTGGGCCAGTCGGTTCCGACCTTTCAGGACCTGCGCTTCCCGCCGCCGGATGTGGATGTCGAATCAGGCAACAACAACGCTGAGGATATGCTCGCGGCTCTCTACGACCTCGATAATCCCAGCACCGCGCCGCATGAAAACAGCGCAGAGGGCAAGGTGTACTACGTTCAGGGCGGCTTCCAAGGCCAAGCCCCGGGCTACTACATCATGAAGTCCCAGACGGCGCCTCACACGATGAAGGTTCGTACCCCCGATGGGTACTCTGTCATCGACTCGAAGCGCATGCCCATGCAGATCCAGTTCGTCGGCTTCGATGCTGGCACTGGCCTCACGCAGTGGGAGTGGACGAAGGTTGATTGGGCTCACCGAACCTCTGGTGACCTCGGCAACAACCCCGGCCCGACGCCGTTCAAGAACGGGAAGCAGTCCCGAATCACCACTCTTGCTTACTTCCGCAACCGACTGTGGATGTCTGCTGGTGATGTGATCTTCTCGTCGCGATCCAATGACTTCTCTGACCTGTGGATCGAGGATCCCGGCGTCATCACTGACACCGACCCCATCGACATCGCAGCGTCATCCAACAAGTACACCCCGATTACGGCCATGGTGCCGTTCACAGAGTACATGTTTGTCAACACCTCGGCTGACACCCAGTATGAACTGATGGGTTCTGAGAACCAGATCACCCCGTTCACTGCTGAGCTGCAGCCGATGACGTTCTACTCGACCGCTCCGTTGGTGGAGCCGCTGACCCTCGGTAACCACATCTTCTTCTACGACAAGGAGAGGCTGTACATGTACCTTGGTCGAGGCGGTACCCTGTCGACGGCGCAGGAACTCTCGGCTCACTGCCCCAAGTTCCTGCCTGAGCGGTACGGCCCGACCGTCGTCGCCGGTTCGCAGGACTCCCTGCTGGCCGTGGACGCCGACGAGCCCTCTGTGATCTACCTCTATACCACCCGCTATCGTGGTAATGAGATCGCACAGAACGCCTTCTACACGTTCCGTATCGACGGGGCAGAGATCCTGACCATGCGAGTCTGGGATAACCACCTCGTAATGGTAAACAAGCGTGGTACCAAGCTCTTCACCGAGCGGGTGTCCCTGCGCTACGAGGACAACGATGACCCCCATATCGACCGCAGGCTCAACCTGACCTTGTCGCCGGGCGCTGCTCTCGACACCATCGACCCGAAGTTTGGTACCGGCGTGAACGCTGTGTTTGACTCCGCGGCCAACACGACTACCTTCCGTATTCCGTACGCTGACTCGGACATCGACACGGTCATCCTTGGTGATGGCTTTGATGAAAACCTCGGCGTCTCGTTGGTGGTTGACACGATTGACTCAGCGTCCGGCCTGTATACGGACATTACGTTCCGTGGGGACCTGACGACTGGTAACAACATCTGGGTGGGCAAGTCCTTCCTGATGGTGATCCAGCTGTCACCTCAGTTCCTCAGGGATGACAACAACAACATCCGAGAGGGTGTCTTGAATATGGCGAGCATGACGACCAGACACTTCAACACCGGCAACTACGACGTTCTGGTGCAGAGGTCTGGCCGCCCAACGGACGACATTCTTGCTGAGTACGGTACTCGGTTTGATCTCGACTCCCAGCTCTCCCCGTTCATTACTAACTTCTCGGCGAAGCGAATGGACATGTTTACCGGCTCCGAGCTCCCCTCCTCGAACATCGAGTATCAGGGGGACATGCACTCCCGCATCATGGGCTTCTCCGATCGCACGGAGATCTTCATCCTGTCGGACTACTGGACCCCGGTGAACATCACGAACATTGAAATCAAGGGTAAGTTCAAGCAGACTTACTCCTCCATCTGAGTTCTCCTCTCTCCTCGGCTCTCGTCTGCCGTCAGGCAGGCGGGGGCTTTACTAACTAAGGAGATGGCTAATGCCTCAATTCTTTACGACTTTCATTGGATCTCTCCGCGTTGTGTACGACGCGCAAGAGTCCGGCGATCTGTACGACTACTCACAGCTCGCCCTGCAGGATGATGTTCAGGACGACGCGCAGCTTGCCGTTCAGTGGCTCTGCAACAGCGTTGTTCGGGTAAGTGATGGTGTGACCATCTTCCCCGCACTCGACCTCTCTACTCGAGAAGCTGAAATCATCTACACCCTCGACTCCTCACTGTACACGGTGAACTCGACGGCTAAGACGGTTGAGATCCTCAACGCCGATGTTGAGAACTCCCTCGTCGAAGCCAACGGCGTGGAATACCGACGCGGACCGCTGACTGCCAATGTGTCCGCTGACTACCCCATCGTCATCGCTCGCTCGACCGACATCTCCGAGCCGATCATCTCGTACCTGCCGGGCTCCCGCCTGTCGCACACGACGCTGAACGCCTCGAACGACCAGCTCATCTTTGCTCTTCAGGAGCTGCAGCTTGATCTCCTTGACATCCAGACCGAGACAGGCGTGGTTGATATCAGCAACGCTGCTCTCGGTGAGATGGGTGACGTCACTCTGACCGGCCTTGCTGGTGATACGGAGTATCTGGTGTTTGTTCCGGGTAGCGGTTGGATCAACCAGACGGCTGCCGAGCTTGACATCGCCTCAGCCGCGACTGTTGATGCTCTCGACGGCACGAACCTTGAGCGGATCAATGGTGGTGGTATCTTTATCGACACCGCTCTTACCTCACTTGAGAGTGACATCACTGGTCTGGATAACACCAAGGTCAACTACACCGACAGCATCGGTACGCTTGGGGATGTCGACGTGACTGGTATTGCCAGCGGCGATTTCTTCAGGTACGACGGGGCCAACTGGGTTCCTGTTACTCCATACTTTGATGACATTCAAGTGTCGTCTAGTGACCCTACTACTCTGACGACTGTCATCGGCGATATTGCCGTGGACATCGTGTCCCTTGATGGCGCGAAGGTGGAGTACTCAGACAGCATTGACGCTCTCGCTGACGTCGATACCACGACTGCTAGCCCGAGCATCGGCAACGTCCTTGAGTGGGATGGCTCCAACTGGGTTCCGGCTGTTCCATCGGCTTCTCCGATTCAGAGCTACGTGGCGTACTCCCTCGGTAACCCCGTTGGCGGTAACCTCACGACGGGTTCCTATGACCTGTTCTCAACGAGCACGGACTTCGGTACTCTGACCACTGCCTACGATGTCCAGTCATCTGACAACTTCTTCACCTCAAACCTGACCGAGGCTACTGGTGAGTGGACGGCTCCTGCTGGAGTCTACCGCGTCGAAGCGTCGTTGGCTCTGGTTGATAATCAGGTTGGCGACCTTCGCATCCGCTGTAAGAAGAACGGATCTGACTACGGATCGCCCGGCCGTGTCGAGGTCAAGTCGACCGACGGCGACCAGTGGGTCCAGATGTCGTGGCTCGTCGAGAGCAACGGCTCGGACGTTATTCGCGTAGCGGCTGAGCATGTCGCAGGAACCTGTAACATCACAGGTGCTGCCTTCAACATCACACAAGTGCTTACCTGACCTAAGGGCGTCCGTAAAGTGCCAATACTGGCAACTATATCGTCAAATCGCCCATAAAGCGACAGACCTGACCTATTCCCCCGGTCCCCTTAGCGAGGGATCGGGGGCTTCAATATTTCACAAATCATCTCTTGAATTGGATTCAACATGTCAAAGAAAACCATCAATGACCTTGATGCTATTGCAAGCGTGACCTCCAATGACCTACTCCCAATTTGGGATGCGGATACAGGAACTACAAAGAAGGCAACCGCTGCGGACATCGCAGCCCTCGCTGGTGGTGGTGGTGGTGAAAACCTCATCACTCCCGTAGTGACCCCCGTGGACCCCGCCCCGGTCAACGAGGGACAGACGTGGACGGCTGCTCAGATCTGTGACACCGCGCACGTCAACTGGCTGTTCACGGACTACAGCGGACCCGGAGGCGGAACCATTGGCTTTGAGAATGGTGTTGTTGGAGGTGTGGAGAATGTCCCCGGAACCTACACGGCGAACGTCCGTGCTGGCAATGTCTTTGGCATCTCCGAGCCCCAGCAGATCACCATCGTGGTCAATCCCTTCACGCTCACTCGGGACACGGCCTTCGGTACGTGGGACGAGCTGCGTGCGTTTGAGGATGACGGCACAAGTGAGCTCTACTACGCGATTACCGGCGTGGCCCGCTACGACGGCGGTACCTACTACGTCACCCGCGAGAACGCTACTTGGGCTACCGCTGAGGACCACCTCATGTTCTACTCGCCAGTCACTGAGCAGCTCATCGCATTCCGCGTGGGCTCGGGCGGTACTGTCGACGCCGTCAAGCTGTGGACCGGAGTCCCTGACGCAACCGAAGGCGCTGCTCTGAGTGGCAGCGGCCTCGGTGGCTACACTTCTGGTACTGACCTTACTCAGATGCTCGCCCGCTCTGTGCGTGGCAAGAAATACCCCATGGCCTACTACGACTGGTTCGGCTCTGGCGGCCACGGTCTTGAGATCACGCCTACCCCCGGTAGCGGCTGGGCTAACAGCTTCGGTACCAAGAACCAAGATTGGTCCTACGGCTTCACGCTGGCGGACGACTGGTGCGCTGGTACTGGTGCAGCTCAGATGCTTGTCCCTCGGGACGTCGCTGACGGCTGGCACATCTTCGGCCTCGCTGGCTACGGCATCGGCACCTCGCCATACGATTACCTTGCCTACGGTAACTCCACCTCGGGTCCCTTCTCGACCAGCTCGGGCGTCACCTTCAACGTCGACACCCAAGAGTGGAAGATTGGCTCAGCTGGGGATGTGGTTATTGTCACCTTTGACAGTGCCACTAACACCCACAAGGTCTACGTCAATGCCGTAGAGTTCTACTCTGGTAGCTCCTCCGCCTCGACCTACATGACGACCAGCGCCACTACGGATCCCGTGCTCAGCTTTGGTGATCACTCGAACACCAACGGCGGGTCTATCCCGGTTGACGAGCAGGATCCATCGGCTTGGATGACGGCGATCGACGATCTTTGGATCGCCAATGGTGTCACCTTCTCAGCGGCTCAGGTCACTGAGATCACTGCCCACGGTAGTGACGCTACCGCCTCGGACAACTACGGCGACATGGACTTCTACTTCACGCTTGACGGCGTGGGTACTACTGTGGTCAAGGGCGCGGCTACCGTCGCTCGAACCACCGTCAACTGGACCTGACAACCTACTCACCTCGGCCCTTCTACGGGCTTACCCTAATCATTCCTCGGCCCGCCCTTCGGTGGGCGGGTCGGGCTTTCTGACCTTGTCACGGAGATAACATGATGGACATTGTACTCAACTCGTATCTCGTTGACGAGAACGACTACTATATTACTACTGAATTAGGGGAGCGTATCATCACAGGTACGTTCCTTTCGCTTACCTTAGAGGAAACCATGAGAGCTGTGGGCTCACATGCTGCCCGCAATAAGCGGATCAGGGGCGTTCTGTCCTTTGAGGCCCGCAAGAGCAGCGACCGATCCGTGTGGTGGCTTCGCGTCAATCGCACTCATCTAA